AACTTCGATCGCTGCCGGCTGGACCATGGGGTTTGCGACCGACAACGGTAAGACGATGACGGTCCAGGTCAATGGCGCCGTTGGAGAGAAAATTCTGGTTCCGGCGCTCGGCGGCGTGTCGAGCAACTCGATTACCCTGGCGGTCGGTCAGAATTACGAATTTGCGACGCTGCAATTCGACGGCTCGAACTTTCGGATCGTCGAGGCGACGCCGCAGACACTCAACAATCTGGGCGGGCTGATCAGCGCGGGCTCGCCTGCCTCCTCGTCGGCCTGCACGACCAACCAGATCACTCACGACAGCCAGTTCCTCTACATCTGCACCGCGCCAAACACCTGGAAGCGCGTGGCGATCACCGGAGGCTATTGATGATCGCCGCAGCCGCTCTCGACGCAGCCAGACCCACGGGCTTGACTCGGGGGCTGTCGCATCAGGCGTTTCCGCAGGAAACGCCAAGAGCTCGCGCCAAAGGCGCGGAGTAAGCCATGCCACCCGCCGGCGGAAAGCGGACCCCGTTGACGCAACACGCTCGCGAGCCGATCGCATCCTACAGCTGGGGCGGCTGGGGAACTCAGAACGACATCACCCAATTTCGCGAAGTCTTCCAACCGGACCAGGGGATCTTTTCCCCCAGCTACCCGCTGCTGCCTCCCGAGCGAGAGCGGGTGCGACTGTGGGATTTCCCGGTCGGTTACAACACGACCTACACGCCGCGCTCCTACGAGCGAACCGGCTTCGACGAGCTCAGGGCATTGGCCGAGAGCCACGATATCACGCGGCTCGCGATCGAGACGCGCAAGGACCAAATCGAAAAGCTCGAGTGGACGATCAAATCGCGCGACGATCGAAATCCGGCGGCCGATGCAGCATCGCGCATCGAGCGGTTGACTGAGTTCTGGAGCACGCCCGACGGCGAGCAACCTTTCGCGACTTGGCTTCGTGAGGCGCTAGAGGACGTCCTCGTGCTCGATGCACCGGCCTTCGAGATACGCCGCAACCGCGGCGGCGACATTATTGGCCTCGATGTCGTCGACGGATCGACGATCAAGGTGCTCATCGACGACACCGGGCGTCGGCCGCAGCCGCCAGCACCGGCATATGAGCAGGTGATCCATGGACGGCCGTGGCGCCTCCTAAGCGACGCCGAGATGATCTACCTGCCACGCAACCGTCGCCCGCACAAGGCATACGGGTTCGGCCCTGTCGAGCAGATCGTCTTGACGGTCAACATCGGACTGCGCCGACAACTCATGCAGCTTCAACACTTTACCGAGGGTAACATCCCGTCTGGGCTAATGAACGCCCCGGATGGCTGGAACGCGGAGCAGATTCACCAATACCAGGAGTGGTTCGACTCGATCCTAGCCGGCAACACCGGCAGCCGGACACGGTTGCTCTGGGGTCCGAGCGGCGCCAAGTACCAGGCCTTTAAGGAGGCGCCCTACAAAGACGATTTCGACGAGTGGCTGGCACGGATCGTCTGTTATGCGTTCTCGTTGCCACCGACCGCCTTCACCACGCAGGTCAATCGGGCGACGGCGCAGACCGCACAGGAGGCGGCTCTCGAAGAGGGGTTGGCGCCGCTGATGGGCTGGGTCAAGCGGCTCGTCGATAGTGTCATCCAGAGGCGGATGGGACATAGCGATCTCGAATTCGCTTGGTCGGATATGCGACCGACCGATCCCAAGGATCAATCCGTAGTCCTCACCAGCTATGTAAAGGACGGCATCTTCACCCTGAACGAGGCCCGTGACGTCCTGGGACTCGACCCGGTCGAGGGTGGTGACGCGCCGATGTTTCTGACCGCGCAAGGGCCGGTCCCGCTACGCGACCCGTAAAACAGAGGCCGGCGCGAAGACCGTCGGCGAATAACCGCGGTACCCCTCTCCGGCAAGGGTGTCCGGATTCCGATCGCCCCGGGGCTTTGCCGGCCGAACCCGATGTCGACGAAGATAGGAGCCTCCGATGAGTGTGCTACCATCCGACATCGTCGTTTATGGCTCGGCCGGCATGCCCGAGACCGACGGTGCCACGATAGGCGGCGCAGTCGACTTCACGCGCCGTGTCGCATTCTACGACATTACCCTGGCCGGCAGTGTTGATGTCATCTCTAGCTCACCGACCGATACCGCAACCAGGATTGTCTATTCCGGACGCGACTCGACCGGTGCCATTCAAAGCCAGACACTGACCCTGAACGGGCAGAGCTGGGTGACCGGATCACAACCGCTCGAGCGATTGCTCCACGCCGCATTGTCGGGGACGAGTGCGAACGGACCACTGGCCGACCCCGGCGGTATTCCCGCGGTCGGTGACGTGGCCCTCGCTGCCCATAGCTGTGTCCTGCCTGCAGGCGCGGTAACCACTGACCCGACACTCCACACCGCGCAGACTGGTTCAGCCAATCACAGCGGCACGATGCCAGCGCTGTTCAAGCTGCAATCGGGCGACGGCGAAATGGTCACAACCGGTCAGGTTATTTGGACTCAGGGTGGCACCGGTCCTAATCAATTGCGACAGATCATCGCCACGGCCGGCTACGGCTCCGATGCGGTTGCAGTCAGCCGCGACTGGGCCACTGTACCGGACAACACGACAACCTACAAGATCCTGGAGGGGATATTGTTCGAGATCTTGCCGAACCCAGTGACGTCGGTGATCCGACTGTTCTCGACCAGTGCGGCGGATGTGTCGGCCGGGTCGCAGCGAACCTATTATGAAAAAGTTTTCCTGGTAAACAACAACGCCGCAAAAGCACTGACTGGCGCTCAGATCGAAGTGGTAAACGAGACGCCGGCCCTACCTTCAGGCGCGGTATTGGACTTGGCGCTGACGACGGTGCTGAACGACACCGGCACGGTTGCCGATCGGCAGACCGCGCCCTCCTCGGGTATCGGTGCCTTCATTCCGCAGCCCGCATTCGTGAGCGTACCGAGCCCGGGCAATCTGCCGTCGGGTCCCGCACCGAATGCGACTGGCGCGCAGGGTATGTGGCTGCGGCTGACCTTGCCGGCGGGCGCCACCGCCTACAAAGGCTCGGCCGATTTCCGGATCCGAGGGACGACGACCTGATAGCAAGGGCGACCATGTCATGAGCAATCCTCTCAGCGTCGCCTCATTGGCGACGTTCCCACTCGGACCGGCTCAGTCGACCGACAACCTGACTGCATTGCCGAACGGTCAAGCGAAAGGTCTCGGGGCACTCGGGACGACCTTGGTGCAATATTACGATGACATCGTGGCGCCGATCCAGATCAAATCGGGCTCGGCTGTCAGCGGGTCCGGCACCGTGTCGCTCTATTTAGTGTGCAGCGAGGATGGCATCAGCTGGACGAACGGAATAAATCCGAACTCGACTTCGGACCAATCTTCGTTGATCGGGAGCTTAGCGTCCCTGACGCCCATGGTAACAGTGGCAGCAAACGCGGCCCTCTATTATTTTCCAGAATTTTCGGTCTATTCACTCCTCGGCTTCATGCCGACGTATTGGTCGATCCTGGTTTACAACCAATCGGGGGCGGCATTCGATGTCATGGCGGCGAATTTCTACGCCAAACACTCGCTGGTCAGCTATGCGTAGGACCCTAGCGGCAACTGTCGCCGCTACCCTGGTCGGTGCGGCTGTTTTTGGCGTCGCACGCTCGCAGGATGCATCGTTCAATCGGATCATAACCCTCGGTACCGGGCTCACCAATCAAGTCGGTGTTTGCAACACCGGCTTCCAGACGATCGGCCCGGCCGGCGGCACCTTGTCGCCGCAAAGCTGCGCACAAGCCTACACGTCAAACCATCCGGTCCTGGTCGGTGACGGCGTGCAGCTCTATCTGGCGAACGGCAACGGTCCCATCACGTTCACCTTGGCGCGCGCCAACGGGTCGACGACGAGCGGTGCAGACGGCGCCGGATACTGCTTCGCTGACCTGTCCCAGCACGGATTCGCCTTATCGACTTCGACCTCGACCTTTTCGGGCTTCCCCGGGGTCACCGGGTCGGCAGCGGCGTTTCAGGCGAATAGCTACGTGTGCGCTAGCTCGGACGGCAACGACCATTGGTCTCTGGCCGTGACGCCAGGGCTGGCGACGATCAACTCGTTCGGCATCCTCAAACCCGATGGCACGACGATCGCGATATCGAACGGCGTAATCAGCGCGACAGCCGCGTCTGGCGTCAGCCGCGTTATCGCGAGCGGCACGACTGACTCCGCGACCACGGCCGACGGCACGATCGTATGGAAAAGCTCGTCGTCATCGGCCAAGACCGAGACATTGCCGCAATGCACCTCGTCGCCCCCGATTGTCGGACACACGTTCTGGGTCAAGGGCGCGAAGGGCGATGAGGCGACCAACACCATTACCGTGCAGGCGAGCGGCGGCTCAATGTTGGACGGTGACGGCATTGCCGTTGTCAATGTGGCCTTCGGTGGGTACGCCTTCCAGTGCGACGCGGCTAGCGGCAACTACAATGTGCTGGCCTACTACTCGGGAAATGGGGTTTTCGGCGCCTCAACGCCATGCGGCGCGCTACAGACGGACTTCTCCGTGAGCACCGGCTGCAACGTCGTCGCTCTTCCGGTGACGATCAGATAACAGGAGCGTAAGACAGTGAAATCGAAAATATGGATCCCGACCCTACTGGTCGCGGCAGCCATGGGTTTTGGCTCGGCAGTGCAGGCCAGCTGTCCCAGTCCGTTTACGGTCAAGGACTCCACCGGCGCGACGCAAAACGTCGCCGACATCAATGATGCGAGCAACAACTGCGTCTTCCCAAACGCCATCACCGACGGTGGCGGCGCCGCGAATCGAGCGGCGGTCAAGGCGGCGAGCACGGCGCCCGCAGCGACTGATCCGGCGCTGGTCGTCGCGATCTCGCCAAACGGCCAGGGTTGCGGCGGCGCCGGAGTGGCCAACACGACGTCAACGCCGATCAGCATCACCGCCAACACCAGGATCATCACAGGAAACGCGTCGAAGCAGACCTATGTCTGCGCCCTCAACCTGATTGTCAGCGCCGCCGACAACGTCGCCATCGTCGAGGGCACCGGCAGCACCTGCGGAACCAGCACCGCCGGCATGGTGGGCGGCTCGACCGCCGCAACCGGGTGGAACTTCGCGGCCAATGGCGGTCTGACGATGGGTACTGGGAACGGCCCCGTCATCCGCACCGCCATTGCGGCGGACGATGTCTGCCTGCTAGTCAGCGGCGGCGCGCAGGTCTCCGGCAACGTCGTCTGGGCGCAGTTCTGATCCATGCGTGCGATATTGATCTTGCTCGCGTCGCTTGGCCTGGCGGCGCTGATCGGGGTCGCCACGGCGCAGGTGCCGACGACCCATGCTGGTTTGCCCGCCCCCCCTTCCTCGGGCGGTGGGGGACCGATAGCCTTTGTTGCTGGTGGCGATCTGACCAACAACGGCGGCTCGACGAGCAGCCTCAGCGGCTTCTATAGCGTCTCGACAGGGACGAATGAGGGGCTCGTCGTCTGCATTACCGGCGACACGCTGGGCGGTGCCGACGACATCACCTCGGTCACCTACAACTCGATTTCCGCCACGCTTCTGACCAAGTATTCCGGCGCCGCCTTTACCGGCGGCGACCGCTACCAGTACATCTATTACATTCCGCTCGGCAATACGAACGCCGGATCGCACACAGCGACGATCACGGCGAGCTCGACCCACTATATCCTGAGCGTCATCGGCGAGTACTCCAAGATCCAGCAAACGACCACCGCGGACGCCACGGCAAACCGCGCGGTGGGGGGAAGCAGCGACACGATCCCGATCACGACCTCGACCTCGACCAGCGGCGATTGGGTCATGCTGTGCGAGCAGTCAAGCATCGTTGTCACATCGACCGGCTCGGGCGATGTGCTTCGGATCGCCACTGCTACCTTCGCCAATCCGACGCTCTTTGACTCCAATGGGACAGTGCCGGTTGGCGCGAATAATTTCGGCATCAACGCCGCCGGCGGCGCCTCCATCGTGACAGCGGCAGCCGCGCTGAAGCCGGGCTGAGCCGTTGCCCAAGCTCACCACACTCGCCGCCTGTCTAACGCTCTACTCTGGCACTGCGTGGGCGATCGACGGCAACATCCCGACGATCACCTCGGCGGCCGATATCGTGTCGCGCCGCAGCACATTGATCGCCCAGGCATGGGGCAGCCCGACGTTGCCCTCGACATTGCCGACGATCACGACCGGGATCAGCAACCCGTTCCCGAGCTACAACGTCGCGCAGGTCGATCAGTACGTCGCATCGATGTCAAATGGGCAAAGCAACACGTCGAACCTCTATATCGCGAGCTCGCCGAACAACGGACGACTGGTGATCTTCAATCCGGGGCACCAGAATACGTGCGACTGGACGACGTTCTCCGCAGGCTACCGCGTACAGCCGGTGCTCCAGGCGCTGCTCGCTGCCGGCTATTCGGTTTTCGCCTTCAATATGCCGAACTGCGGCGATACAACGGCCCACAATGCGCTGTTCATGAGCTACGGCAATACCACGATGAGATATTTCTTCGAGCCCGCTGTGCAGGCGATGAATTATTGGGATGCCAACAACAGCTTCTCCCAATACGACATGGTTGGGTTGTCAGGGGGCGGCTGGACCACCGGTCTGCTTCCGGCTCTCGACACGCGGATCAAGATCAGCATCCCGGTTGCCGGCAGCTGGCCGGGAATGCAATTCATCGATAGCTGCGCCAACAGCGATGAGGAACAGTGCTGGTCAAATTGGTACGCCGTGGCCGGGTATCTCGATCTCTATATCATGGCGAGCTACGGGCCAAATCGGCGCCAGTTTCAGATCTTGAACTTCTCCGACGACTGTTGTTTCGGCAACTCGCAGTTCATTGCGAGCGGCGGCGGCACGGCCTATGGCGTGGATTACAAGGCCTACACGCGCAATTGGGTTGTCAGCGACAAGCAGCTCGAGCAAGCCGTCATGCCGTTCCGCTATGACGGCATGATCGACTACATCGCGAACCAGCACCAGATCTCGACCAACGCGCAATCGGCCATCCTGTCGATCCTCGCCTCGGTCGGGCCGGGCACGGCCGGCGGCGGCCGGCGCCTACTGCATATGTGGTAAGCGCCCAGGGCGGCGGGGTATGAATGCCAAAGATCCTACGCCGTCGCGCGGCGGAAGGGCGTGCTCGGCGCCTTCTGCAGCCGACGCCGACCGTCAACCTCATCCTACGTCGCCGGACGCCAGACGGGCGTGTTCGCCGGATTTTGCGATCGGCCGCTGCGTCTGCGGCAGCCGTCAGCGTTATAACGCCTGCAGCCCTCGAATCTCTGGCTGGGCAGAGCGGGGATAACGGCGCGCTCCTCGAATGGTTCGGGCCGCTGCCGGCGCCAGTGCGAGTGTCACTGGAGCGTCTGCTTGCCTCTCCAGGCAAAAGACGGCTCCTAAGCACATCTGGCCGCTCGCGCCTTCTCAAGCGGCTCTGAAAGAGGGTGACCGGCGACAGGATCCGGCGTCGCCGTCGCCGTGCCGGTTGGATCGACAAGATCGTGAAAGGGCTCAGGTTATGCGAAAGCGACCCTTTGTTTTCTATCTACTTATGCCGCTCTTGGCGCTGTCGGGATGTGCCGAGGTCGGCAAGCTCGCGACCGCCGATCTGACTAACGCGGCACAGGTCGCGACCCAAGGCGGTGATCCGCAAGGAGCGGCGTGCTGGGTCGCATTGGCTCCCGTAGCCAAGTCGGTCGAGGCTGCACCGGCGCCCGGCTTGGCCTCACTGATCGAGGCCGATCGGCTCTTCGTGGCCGCGACACAAGGGCCAAACGCGCCGTGCAACGCCGTCAGTGGTTTAATATTGTCGATGGTGCTGCGCAAGGCGGTGCCGTTCCTGCCCTGAAATACGCCAGCTGGCTCGGCCTTCTGCTTTAGTTGACAGCCTGCGGACCTCGACACAGGGTTTTCTAAGTTTCCAGCAGCAGCCCCGCTCAGCGACCAATAAGGAACTCGCCAATGCGATTGGCAACATCATTCGATCCGATCGAGCTCGGCGAGATCGACAACTTCGCGTTCGATTTTACCCCGGATATGGGTGCGGCGACGATGGTCTCGACGAGATGGACCTGCACGCTAGCCCCATTTCAGGCGGCCGCCGACCCGGCGCCGCAGTCTCGGGTATTGTCGGCCTCGACCCGGACAACAATCCAGCTGCGTGCCCCCAGCGACGGATCGCTGCAAACGCGCACCGGTTTCTTCTCGGTCGCCTCGATCGGCGGCATGCCGGCAACGGCGGCCGGCGGCACATATATCCTCGAAGCTACAGCCGAATTAAGCGACGGGCGAGTGCTCAAGCTCAATTCAACGCTTCTGTGCAAACCTCCAGGCCCGTGACGGTCAAGGAACCTCGACCATGACCACAAGGGTGCTCGCACCTGCTCCATTTGCGCAGTTTCAGACATCAGGCGCGTCACACGGCGGACGGAAACGGTGTCATCGCCGCGGTTGCGATTGGCGATGTGATCGATCTCATCCGCGGCGGCTGCACCTTGCTGCCCGCCTACAATAACCTTTCAGCGCCGATCGATCCGGGCGCATCCAACGACAATACACAGGGCTACTCGGTCGGCTCGCGTTGGGTCAATACCACCGCGAGACGCGTCTGGACATGCGTCTCAGTGGCTCCCGGCGCCGCGAGCTGGGCACTCGACGGCGTTGTCTCCGCGATCGGTGCCGAGCCCTCGAACATCTCAACCTTTTTCGGGGGCGGAACCGGGGCGTTTCCCAGGGAAGGCGCCCTCAGTCGCTTTGTGGGGAATCCGCTCGCCGGCAATAATGCCAATACTAGCGACGACGTGCTGGCAAGCTACACTCTGCCAGCGTCGAGCTTTGATGCAGCGGGCCGAGGGCTGTGCATCACCGCCCAGGGAAGCACGGGTCCGACCACCAACAATAAGCGCGTCAAGCTATGGTTCGATGCCACGATCTCCTCAGGAGTGGTTACCGGTGGTAGCGTGATCGCCGATACGGGTCCCTGGGTCAACGTGACTACGCCCAACAATAACGTTGGCTGGCAGCTTATGGCTAACGTCTTCAAATACGGTGCTGCTGGTTCAAACACCCAGTACGCACAGGGTACGGCGATCCTCGGCGGCATCCATGGAGGAATCGGTTTGCCGGTTTTTCCGACAGCGGTCGAGTCAGGCGCTATCGTCATTGCCCTGACGGGCTCGTCCAACACGACCGGGACCGCCAATGATGTGGTAGCCACCTGGTTTGAAATCAATGCGATGAATTGATCGGATAACAGACATATGTTTGAGAAGACAATATTGCGGTGGCCGCCTCAACCCAGCACGGTTATCGGCTTTGGCATCCTCGCGGGCTGCGTCTGCTATTTCATTACGGGAGACCCCGTCTGGGCGGGGGTCGCCGCCGGGGTTGTCAAGATACTCGTTCCGGACAATTCGACGGCGGCGAGGCAGGTGTTTGGAGCAATCACCGCACTCGCACAAGCGGTGGGCCGGCCGCTCCCGACGCTAGCGCGGCCATTGTCTGCCAGGCCTGCTGATCAGGGCTCGAGTCCGAGATTAACCTGTCCGGAGTCGGCGAGAAAATGACCAGCGATCGTCAGTATTCGCACGGCCGACTGGCGAGGAGTTCATAATGCGGCTCTACGGCGCAATCCAGAAGGTCGAGCCTCAAGCCGACGGAACTGTGCGGGTGCACGGGATCGCGTCTTCTGAGGTCACGGACGACCAGGGTGAGATCGTTCGGGCTGACGCGATGCGCGCAGCAATCCCGGACTACATGCATTTTCCCGCACTGCGCGAAATGCACCAGCTCTCGGCCGCCGGAACGACGCTCGAAGCAGAAGTCGGTGACGACGGGGCAACCCGGATTGTTGCCCATGTTGTCGACCCCGTCGCGGTCGCGAAAGTCAGGAACCAGGTCTATCGCGGCTTCTCGATCGGTGGCCGAGTCACACAACGGGAAGCGGGCAATCCGAAAATTATTACTGGCCTGGTTCTCAACGAAATCTCGCTCGTCGATCGCCCGGCAAACCCAGAAGCAGTTTTCGACTGCTGGAAAGCCATCGCAGGCGTCACTGAACAAGGTCCCGCGGATTTGGCGCCGACCATGGTATCGCCGGCGCCCGCGCGAGAACCCGTCAATCCTCCGATCCAGATCTGGGCATGCGGCATGCCTGATCACCATCACCGCGCGAAGGGTGATGCGGTTAAGTGTCTCGAAACGCAGGCACTCCGCGCAGCAGGGGCACGCTTGCCGCCGTCATCACAGGCGACTCCCAGGTCACGGCCGGGGGGTGAGCACGAAGCCGACTGCGCTACCGGATCTGAAACCGCGATCGATGCACCAAGAAAGGCGATCGAAACGGCTGAAGGGGCGCTCGCGAAAACCGAAGGTCGGAATAGAAGTGAAGAGCCCGGCGGTTCACCGGGACCTCGTCGCGAGGTAGACTACGCCGATCCCGGATACCAGTCGGACGGAAAGCATCGCTATCCGATAGACACAGCTCGACACATTCGTGCTGCTTGGAGCTATATCAACAAGCCCAGCAATGGGGGACAATACAGCGCTGAGCAAGTCAAGCGTATTAAAGCCAAGATTATCGCTGCCTGGAGGGAGAAGATCGATATCGAGGAACCGCCCTCGGCCAAGAGTGACGAAGAGGCATCTTCCGCAGGGCTATCCAAGGCGCTTTGCGATGTAGCTCGCGTGGCTCAAATAATTTACGAACTCGACTGGCTGCAGGATGCACTCGAGGTTGAGGCAGCGATCGAGGGCAACGACTCGTCACAGCTGCTTCGGCTCCAGTCGAGCATCAGCGAACTGTGCGACTTCCTGAACGCGTTCGTGGTCGAGGACATGGATGAGCTACCAGGCGACGCCCCAATGGATGACGAGTATCGGTCGCAGCGCCCTTCCGAATTGCTCGCTATGGCCGCCAGCACGCCGGAAGTCGCGCGGATTGGCACCCTCCTCAAAACAGGGAACCCCAAGATGCAGAAACTCGCCGCCGCTTTTCTCGCCAAAGCTAAGCACTCGCAAGGTGACCAAGCGCTGGCCGATATGGCCTTCTACGCTTGCGACAAGTGCATGAAGATCGGCGGCATGTCCATGCAGGAAGAGGCGCACATTGCCGAGGCTTGCGACCATCTGAGCAAGGCCAGCGCTGTGCCGCTAGGCGCGCCGATCCTCGAGACGTCGGGTGATCTTGGGCATGTGGCGCCGCAGTTGCGTCCGCCTTTGTCGGATTTCTGCCCCGGTGATAATGCCACGGTGCACAGTTCAACAGCGTCGGGAAGTGTTGCATCGACGGGTGACAGACGCAACCGCTCGCACCAGAACCTAATGGATATTGCTCACGAATGTATCAGCAAGCTAACCGGCGGCATGGCATGTTTTGGGGTCCTACCGAGTTCCAATTTGGGACCGACGCCTATCGGGAGCGCCAACACTGAAGAGGTCTCAAAGGCTGGTGCGCGCCATTCCGTCGAAACGATGCTACACCTGCGCACAGCGCACCGTCATCTGGTCGCCGCCGGCGCCGAATGTAACGCCGCAGGGGCCGGCGAGGAAGAGCGCCAGGGCACTGAATTCGAGTCAGTCAAAGCTTTACGGGCAGGAGACCTTGCCAAGGCGCTGGCCGGCGAACGGGCGGAAAAGACAGCGCTGGTTAAGGCGCTCAGCGAAATGGTGCCACTGCTCGACCGGCTGTCGAAGCGGGTCGACGACATCGCCCGCACTCCGCTTCCGCCGTTGACGATCGCCAGAGGCGCCGTCTCGGTGTCGAAGCAACAAGATAGCGATAATACTGGCAGCGCCAGTGGCAGCCTGCTCTCGCCGGAGGCGATAGCGACTGTACTTGCGAAGATGAGCAAGGAGGAGCAGACCCTCACACTAATCAAGGCGAGCTACGCCAATCCGATCACAGTACACGGTCCAGCAACAAGCGAACGCTGAGAGATACCAGACCAACACATTTCCTCAGGCCTCGCCGCGGAACTCTGTTTCGCATAACGACGACAGCGCAAGTGTCAACTTGTCCTGTAGTCGCGAAGCCGTCACCGAGCCCGGTCTTTGACCGGGCTTTTTACTGCCCCCCTTTGGGAGGACCTTTCGATGAATTCGATAACGCAGGAATCGCTGGAGCTCCTGAAGGGCGCTTTGGCCCAACCGAATGACACGCTCGCCAAGTCGATCTCGACTGCGACGGGCCTCCTCGCGTATGATCTTCAAGCACCGGCCAAGAACCTCTACCCGTTCGTAACCCCGATCCGCAACGTGATGCCACGCGTCGGCGGCGGCACCGGCTCGGCGACAAATTGGCGGCAGGTCAGCGCGATAATCGGTTCCGGCTTCGACTGCATGGGCTGGGTACCAGAAGGCCAACGCTCGGGCCAAATGTCTTATTCGACCTCAAGCAAATCAGCCACTTACGTGACGATTGGCGAGGAGGACGCGGCGACCTTCGAATCGATTTCGGCGGGCCGCGAGTTCGAGGATATTCAGGCGCGAATGACCTTTCGACTACTGCAAAAGATGATGCTCAAGGAGGAGATGGCAATCCTCGCTGGTAATGCCTCGCTGTCCCTAGGCATGCCCGCTACCCCGACCTTGTCGGCATCGGGTAGTGGCGCGACGCTTCCGTCGGGAACCTACTTCGTAAAGGTCGTCGGCCTAACCCTCGAAGGATACCAGAATTCGACCGTAGTGAACGGCGTTGCTACCTCGAAGACCGTCTCGGGCGCCGATGGGAAGAGCTATATGCTCTCCGGCGGCTCGTCGAATATCAGCTCAGAGGCGAGCCAGGCTGTAACCCTTGGCCAGACCCTCTTCTGTAGCTTGGCCGCCATGCCGGGAGCGGTTGCCTATGCCTGGTATATCTCGACGGCGACCGGGACCGAGACCTTGCAGGCGATCACGA